ACATTGAAAAATATGTTATACCTCCGAGAGAATCTCAGTTTCAACGAAGCAAAAATGATCGTTGAGTCTGATGACAAAGATGGTAAAAACTTGTACATGTCCGGGATTTGCATCCAGGGCGGTATACGTAACGCTAACCAGCGTGTTTACCCTGTGAATGAGATTGGCAAGGCTGTCAAAACCCTAAACGATCAGATTCAGAACGGTTATTCAGTTCTCGGAGAAGTGGATCATCCAGATGATCTAAAAATTAACCTGGACCGTGTATCACACATGATTGTTAATATGTGGATGGACGGTCCTAATGGTTACGGGAAGTTGAAAATACTTCCAACCCCCATGGGACAGCTAATCAAGACAATGCTGGAAAGCGGAGTCAAGTTAGGTGTTTCAAGTCGCGGATCCGGAAACGTCAAGGATGACGGATCCGGTGAAGTATCAGATTTTGAGATTATCACAGTAGATATGGTAGCTCAACCTAGTGCTCCAGGAGCATATCCAACACCAATTTATGAACACTTGATGAATAATCGCGGTGGTCTTAATGCCTTGCGCATAGCGAAAGAGGTGAAAGGTGATCCTAAGGCACAGAAATATCTCAAAGAGAGCTTATTATCAATAATAAGCAAACTCCAATAACAAGGAGAATCATATATGTTGGATGCGCTAAAACAGTTATTTGAAAACAATGTGATTTCTGAGGAGATCAAAGAGTCAATTGAGGCAGCGTTCGAAGCTCGTATTACAGAGTCACGCGAACAGTTAACTCAACAATTACGTGAAGAGTTTGCACAAAAATACGAACACGACAAGAACACAATGATTGACGCAGTAGATCGCATGATCTCTGAGCAATTAGCTGGCGAACTTGTTGAATTTGCAGATGATCGTAAACAATTAGCAGAGATGAAAGTTAAGTATGCTCAGAAAATGAAGCATGACGCCGTGGTAATGAAGGAATTCGTTACACGTCAACTAGCATCAGAAGTTAAAGAATTACACGAAGATCAAGTTGTAATGGCCAGTAAGTTTGGTAAACTAGAACAATTTGTAGTTGAGGCTCTAGCTCAAGAAATTACAGAGTTTATGCAAGACAAAAAGGATCTAGCTGAAACTAAAGTACGTTTAGTTCGCGAAGGTCGTCAAGAAATCAAGAAGGTAAAACAACAATTTGTTGAGCGTGCCGCTAAGATGGTTGATCAAGTAGTAACTGAGAATTTACATTCTGAATTACACAGCTTGAGAGAAGACATCGAAGCCGCTCGTAGACAAGATTTTGGCCGTAAGTTATTCGAAGCTTTTGCTTCTGAATATCAAGCGAGTTACCTAAATGAAAAATCGGAAACAGCAAAATTACTCAAAGTCATAGACTTGAAAGATCTAGCAATGCAAGAAGCCGCACAAGCTATTGCAGATGCTGAGAAACTATTAGAAAGTAAACAAGTTGAAATCCGTACTCTCAAAGAGAGTCAAGAAAGAAAAGCAATTATGAGCGAATTACTTGCTCCACTTAACAGTGAGCAACGTTCTATCATGGGCGAATTAATGGAGACTGTGAAAACAGAACGTCTAAACGAAAGTTTTGAAAAGTACTTGCCATCAGTATTGAATGGTAAGGCTCCGCAGAAGAAACAGGCACTAGTAGAGGCTAAAGAAATAACCGGAAATAAGATTTCCAACACAACCCGTAGTAGCGAGCAACAAGCAGATATCATTGATATTCGTAAACTCGCTGGACTAAAATTCTAAGGAGAATATTAAATGTCAGAACTATTAAACGGACGTTGGGCAGAAACTAAGGAAGCCCTATTAGAAGGCTTACAAGGCACAAAAAAATCAGTAATGGGTGTAACTCTAGAAAATACTCGCAAGTATTTGATGGAAAGTCCTACAGCTGGTGCCACTTCTGCTGGTAACGTTGCAACTTTAAATCGCGTGATCCTTCCAGTGATCCGTCGCGTTATGCCTACCGTTATTGCTAACGAGTTAGTAGGTGTACAACCAATGACCGGCCCAGTTGGTCAAATTCACACTTTACGTGTTCGCTACGCTGATTCATCAAGCGGCGCTGGCATTGTAGCTGGTGAAGAGGCATTGAGCCCATTCAAGATTGCGGCTTCTTATTCTGGTAACGCCACAGAGACATCTCCAAAAGCTACTTCAACAGCTACATTGGAAGGTGTTGCAGGTAACAGAATGAGCATCCAAATCTTGAAACAAACAGTTGAAGCTAAAACTCGTAAATTGTCTGCACGTTGGACATTCGAGGCTGCTCAAGACGCACAAGCACAACAAGGTATTGACGTTGAAGCAGAAGTTATGGCTGCATTGGCTCAAGAAATCACAGCTGAAATCGACCAAGAAATCATTGCATCATTGACTTCATTGGCTGGTACAGCTACTCAGACTTATGACCAAGCTAGCGTTTCTGGTACAGCTACATTCGTTGGTGACGAACATGCCGCATTGGCAGTTCAGATCAATCGCGTAAGCAACTTGATCGCTCAACGTACACGTCGTGGTGCTGGTAACTACGCTGTTGTATCACCATTTGCTTTAACAATTCTACAATCTGCTACTACTTCAGCTTTTGCTCGTACAACAGAAGGTACATTCGAAGCTCCAACAAACACCAAGTTCGTTGGTACATTGAACGGTGCTATGAAGATTTATGTTAACAGCTATGCTTATGACAATGCTCCAATTCTAATTGGATACAAAGGTTCTAGCGAAAGCGATGCACCTGCATTCTACTGCCCATACATTCCATTGATGAGCAGTGGTGTTGTTTTAGATCCATCAACATTTGAACCAGTCGTATCATTCATGACACGTTATGGCTATGTTGAGTTGACAAACACAGCAAGTAGCTTGGGTAACGCCGCTGACTATTTAGGTCTAGTTGCTATTACTTCAGCTAACGTTAAGTTTAGCTAATTCAAACCTAACGGTTTGTTAGTAAAAGTAAAAGGGCTCTTAGGAGCCCTTTTTTATTATGAGCTAAATACATAGTAATGATCCACATGGGGTGGATTTTATGCGGAAATCCAACCGCGTACAGCCTAGAACGCTGTGTTTTCATAAGGAGAAAATAAAATGGGACGTCCGTTACATAAGAAATATTTTGGTAACCGAAACATCGGTTCCGCAAGCACTACCGCTGATAATAAGATTGGTGGTGAAGGTGTAGCAAGTATCACGTTAGCCGGTGCTAACAACTCATCAGGTTTTACAGCAGGTGCATCACAAATCAGCATCGCTACTCCAACATTGCCAAATGGTGTACGTGCAACAGCAGCCTTAGTAGTAGGCCCAGCAGGTGCATTGTTAACTATTGCGGCTGGTACATCAGGTACTAACGTAACAACATTAACACCAACAGGTACAGCAGTAGCAGTAACACAAACATATACTGGTCTAACACAAAAATCAACAAGCGGTTCAGGTTCTGGCGCTGTGTTTACAGTTGTACGTACTGGCGGTACAAGCTATGGTGCAAACACAGTAGTTACTTGTACTAGCAAAGGCACAGGATATGCTTCAACTAACACTGTAGTTATCGACGGTGCAAGTCTAGGCGGTGTTGCTACAACAAACGATTTAACAATCACAATAGGTGGTTCAGTTGCTGCCGCAGGTACAATTACTGGATTTACAATTACTGAAGGCGGTTCTGGTTATACAACAGTACCAGCAGTTACATTATCAACTGGTACACAAGGTACATTAACAGCTACAGCAGTATTAGCAGTAGATACAGGTGCAGTTGGCTCAGCAACTAACCAAGAAAACACAATCATCATGACAGCTTATTTGACTGGTGGTTCAGCTACTACTGTTGATATTATCAGACAAGTTTCAACAAATCGTTTTAAAGTAACAGATGGTACACGTACTGGTATTGTTAAACTAAAAGCATCAGTTGCAACAGCCGCAGGCGAAGGCAGTATCAAGTTTACTGATTCTGCAAGTGGAACATATTTTGCTACTAAGATTACAGGCCGTAAAGCTACTGTAACTCGTGGTACAGGAACTCAATTTGCTACTGGTGCCGCAGTTAAATGGAACATGACTGCCGCAGTTGTAAACGATTCACTACTAGTAGAAAACGCTTAATAACTAATAGGGGCTTCGGCCCCTACTAAGGATATACATGTCAAGAGTATTAAACCTAAGTGGTGATTATCGTATCAGAGTGCAGTCTGGCGGAAATATTATTTTAGATCCAGGCAGTAGTGGCACGGTTACAATTACCGGCAATCTTGACGTTGTTGGTTCGCAAACCAATATTGAAAGTAATACTGTTTCAATCCAAGACAACATTATACAAATCAATTACGATCCGTCAAACATATACAACGGTGACGGAATTCCAACAGCGCCTCCGATCAACGGACAAGCAGGCATTCAAATATGGCGCGGCAGTCGTCCTAGCGCCAACTTGTTATTTGATGAAACAATTAGTCATAATAATCCGTACTCTAACTCAAGTGTAGCTGGAACGTTTGTTATGAAAACTGCTGATGGAACACCGTCAGCATTATCTCTGGCTGGAATCGTAACCCCAAGCAATAGTAATTTTGTATTTGATATGCAAAATCAACCGTTTGTTTTAAGAATAGCCAATGCTTCCGGTTATGAAAATCGCGTATTAAATGATAACGACATTCCAACTAGAAAATATGTACAACAGTATGTTACCAATGCCGCAGGAACTATTGCAGTTAGCGCATTATGGTATCCAACAGTAACTCCATTAGTTGATGCCACTACAAGTATACAGGCATTTGCTTCTACCATCGTATTCCAGCTAGGCGGTATAACTGAAGTATCGTTATCGTCTGGTGGTTTTACCATGAACAATGTTACAGTATTTCAAGACTCAATTTCAAATACTGGAAGCAATGTTAATAATTTAAAATTATCAGCTAACACTGGAAAAGTAGAAATTAACGGTGTTTTGGTCTTAGATGATCAAAGCGCACAGCCTAGTGTAATTAGTGGAACTACTAATGTATATTCCAGTGCTACGATTGGGCCAGGAAAAACCGGTATATATTTTAACAATAATAATGCATCTCAGATGCCAGACGAATTAGTTAGTAGAAGCCGCGCAGTTGCACTAAGTATTTTATTATAAGGAACACACATGGCACTAACATCAACTTTAATTGACTCAGCAAATACAAACAAGACGGTATATACTAGTTCGGCTGTTTCTCCAGTTTTAGGTAATGCTATTACTAGTATTATTATTTGTAATACTAGTGCAAGCACAACATCTACATTTACATTACATGCTGTGCCTAATGCAGGCGGATCACAAGGTACTGCTAGTGTAAACAATATGATTATCAATGCAATTACGATTCCTCCAACAGAAACTGTAAGTTTAGATCAGGAAAAATTAGTACTAAGCAACAATGATTTACTAATAGCAAAAGCTAGCGTTGCAAACGTTTTAACAGTAACAGTGAGCACATTGGCAGTATAATGAGATATTTAAAACAACAAAATATAAATCGTAGGACAGCCAACCACGCAAGTGTGTATGTGGATTATACCGACACGAACGTTGTTTTGTCTCCTCTTAATTTAGGAAGTGTGATATTACCATCAGGTACTAGTAGCCAGCGTCCGCTCAGTCCAATTAACGGAATGATGCGTTATAATACAAATGTCAGTACCGGAGGCGAAGTTGAAGTTTATCAAAACGGAGTATGGCGTAGTCTACGTTTTAAAGAATCTACTGGCATAACACAACAGAATTTAGGTGCTGGCGATGATATTAATACTATATTTGGACCACTAAGCCCACAACCACCGAGTGTGGTTGCTAGCAATTCGACTTGGGGTGGACAAAATCTTATTGTAGTTGTAGAAAACGTAATACAATTAAACAACATTAACTATACTGTAGTTCAAAATCCAACATTCAGCCAAGAAACATATACTGTTACAACTAGTGTGTCAACAGCATCTGGATCTAATGTATTATATTTAAATTCAAGTTTAACAGCAACCAATGCTACAGGCACCGGCTCAACAGTCACATTGACTTTTCCAGCGCAGACGGCAGCTCCGTTTGCTGTAGGATCTACTATTGTTGTAACCGGATTCATGCCGCAAGGGTACAATGGTAATTTTGTTGTTACCGCATGTAATACAACTACAGTTAGCTATACTAGTACGTTCACAACTGCTATGACATATCCTGGAAATATTACCAGCAGAACTGCAACATTCCCAACAATTAATCTTGTTGGAGCAACAGTTTCAGGTACAGGAATTCAATCAGCTACTACTGTAACTAGTTACACTATAGACTCGATCACAGATGCATTAACTAGTGTTACTCTTAATAAAACTACCAATGCAATCATTGCAACCAACAGTAGTTTAACATTAGTAGAACCTACTAGAACTATATCTAGTGGAGCATATTATTTGCAATTTACTACCCCTGTTCCATTAGGAAAAGTAGTCACGGTGTTGATCGGATTCGATCAATAAGAGGTCAACTATGGCCCATAAGATATCCTCAAAGATTAACGCAAAAAGCGTAAGTTTGCCACAGGTCAGCTTACCTAGCGTAAATCTTCCGCAGAATAATCCTTTTGGACAAGCAGGACGAGAGTTTGGAAGAATTAGCGGTCCTTTATTATCAGCTAATTTATTGCGTAATGGTAACGACCTGGCATTTGAAACTGACCTAGTATATCTAAGTGTCAACAGCGGATTCTTAGGAATTAAAAACAGCACACCCGTTAGAGCACTTGATATAGGTGGTGACGTAACTACTGATAATCTTATAGTTGACACTGAAGCTGATATTGGAACCGGGTTTCAAATTACCACTAATCAGATTTACAATAGTTTAAATCTTCCAATATTATTACAGCCCGATCAGTCCGGCACACCTATAATAAATGTCAACGGCGGTCTTAATACTGCTAATCTAAACTTTGCTAATAATAATATAACAGGTACAACTAATGCTGTTATAAACATAACTCCTTATCAAAATCCCAATTATGTTGCTAACGGCGGCTTTGAAACAGGCGATTTAACTGGATGGACTGTAACGGGAGCTGTTTCGTCTATTACTGTAGCTGATGTATCAAATGCATACTCAGGCAGTTATGCATTATCTGCATCTTCTTATCTGCAACGTTCGACGATAAAACAAACCCTAAACACACAAGCCGGTCAAACTTATACGATAACATTTGTTTTAAAAAATATATCTGTACTATACTTGACCACAGAAAATAATCAAATTGTTACTACTGAAGATAGAGTAGGAGTTATATCGTTAGCATCAAATGCGCTTACAGGGCAAGCTAGTTTTACAGTTAAATGGAATGGAATGGAACTATCAGGAGGAACTCCGGTAGGTGCTGGACCAAACCTACCTTACGATTCTCCAAGTGCAAGCCAATGGAGCTACACTAAGTATTCATTTACAGTAACAGCCGCAGGATCAGACGAACTAAGTTTTGTTTTAAGAAACGACTACACTACATTTTACATTGAAAACGTATCGGCTATAGTTCAAGGAACTGTAAGCGGGATAACACAAATTAATTCAAATGCTCTAGTTAACGGAGCATTACATGCTACTGGTAATATAACATTTGACGGAGATTTGGTTCTAGGTGATAGTGTAAATGATAGAATTAGTATCCCGGCAGAAGTAGCAAGCGATATTCTTCCACTAGAATCTACGGTTACTGTAACACCTACAACTGTTTCACTAACAGACCAACTAGGAAATGCACTAACTACTCAAACAGGTGTTGGGTTGTTTACAAATCCAGGAGCACCTTATTCACAAGTAAACAGTTGGAGTTTAGGTTCGTCGTCATTACAGTGGAATAATGTATGGCTTAAAGATGCGGTGTTATATACAAGTTTAACATCAAA